TTCGCCTTGCGTATCATCGCGCTCAACTCTTTCTCGGAGAGAATGGTTAGCACACCAATTCCCTCTTTTCTAAACAATTCAATATTATTCGGAAGTTTTTTTTTAATAGTTATTATTTTTTTATTGGCTTTAATTTTTAGTTTTTTCGGAACAGACTTCTCGGAAGTAATGACTCTTGTTATAATAGACCGATTGTCGACGCGCTTATCCGGCTCCAGGTATTCCATTCCCAAATATTTGAAAATATCGTCTTCCGTTTTAAATACGTGATTTACCTTGTCGGCTTTCTTTCCGTTTTTCATGTGATATAGTCCGTGCTCGTTCAGAGTGTAACCGAGCGTAAGAGCACGTTGTCTTTGAGCAGTATTGAAGTTTTTGCTGCCGGTGAAATATAGAACGGCGAATGGATATTCGTCGGATGGTGTATAGAGAAAATCAACACGCCTAGCTGGTTTACCCGGCAATTTCGTAACGGTCAGACTTTTCGTCTTTCCGCGACTGAGAACCTCTATGATTATGTTCTTCTTGATCAGCCCGTCAATAAACTCGTCAAATGTCGCCCGATTATTTGACCGACTAGACACAATAATATCAATGTCCCCGGAGGTTTTCGCGAGTCGGCGGTAAGAGCCAACGATGCTGAATTCAGAGTCAGAATGTGCGGATTCCGCAAACACCGCATCCAATTCAGCCTTATAATCGTCAATCTCCTTGCGCGGAATTCGTTTCTCAATATCATCAAAGTATTTTACCCCTATTTTCATAGCATTAGTCAGAAGTTCTTCGTGGTCGCGCAGCTGTTCTATTGTAGTGATCCCCTTCTCCACAAAGTCCTTCGCCTTTTTTGGACCGATTCCGTAAACCTTAGCCAGCTGATTTACCGGGTCGTTGCGTTCTCTTTCCAACATTTCTATTTTACCTGTTTCAACATATTCGGTTAGTTTGCTGATAATGTTAGCGCCTATTGGAGTCTCCGATAAATCGCTTGCATTAAATATATCACCTTCGTGGGTGATTATAATATTGATCGCCTTGCGATACCCCCGTGCTCTAAACGGCTCTGCCTTTTTCAACATAATATCTTCCAGTTCATTTAGAACGTCAATAAATTCTTCGTTGTATCGTTTCATTCTTTTAGATGGCTGTGTTTTCTTTATATCATCATCTAGTTTTAATTTTCTTTTCAATTTTATAGGCTTGTTTAACTTAATAGTTTTATGGTGTTTGCTAGGTTGCACAGTCTCCTTAACACAATATCCATATTTTTTCAACGTGCGCGTTTGGGGGTTTATGGATGTGGCACATATCTCTCCCTTGCTAGTTGTATAGCACGCGTCATGCGACTTCCATTTATATTTATATGGAAATATACACTCACCCTCTAAAATTTTCTTGTGTTTTTCTAGTTTTCCTTGTTTATTTCTTCTTGTCGCCTTCATATAAATTACGGAAATAATTATCTGAAAAGGATTTATCGTAATGCATATCAATATACTTTGTATTTGACTTCACTTTCTTGGACGACTCTGCTGGAACGCTCTTTACCGATTCTCTATAGAGAGGTATATTTTTTATATCTAACATTATAAATAAAAAATATATAATAATTATATTATGACTTTATTAACTGAAACAAATTCAAATAGTATGGTCGCAAAATATGACGGTGATATAGTTAATATAATTGCCGAAAAAGATGATGGAGATAGTAAGAAAATATATATAACCCAGTTAAGCAGAGATGATATCAAAAATATGATAGCGCAGCGTTCAAACGAGAAGCCGCTAGAGGAACGTCTTAAGAGCGACTACAAGTGCAGGTATAATTTTAGAAGGCCAACCATACATCAGCACCGCGGATATGCTAAACAATTGCTAAACTCGCTAAAAGATATGGATTTGATAATGCCGAGTCCTATAAAAAAAAGGCAAACTACTAGACGTCGTAAAAGTATCGTTCCTACAAAAACTCGCTCACGTGGGCGAGGAAAACGAGGAAAACGACGAAAACCCACGAAACGCAAACAACAAAGAAGAGGTAAATCATCAAAAACAATAAAATACACTCCTTATCCCGATAATTTTCTTCAAGAATATAAAAAAAAGAAACCAATCCGCGAAGAATTGAATGAATCTAGTTTAGATAGAAAAATTCCGATAGATAAACTTTCGGATGAGATGCCGGATACTATTCGCAAACTAATAACTAATTCATAAAGCGAGTATTACCGATTTAATATGATCTAGGCTCGCAACGACTCATAAATACGGATTTGTTTATCAGAATAGTTCTCTAGTTTGTTATTTTTTTTATATTCTTTTTCAAATTCCCTGCTGGTTTTGCGCAAGTATTGTGACGACGCGTATAAAAGGTCACACGAAATATCATCGTAATAAATGCACTCAATGTGCGCAATTTTATCTCTTTTAATTTTCCTAATATATCGCAATAGGTTATGAAAATTTTCGTCTGAAAAAATTACTACGTGAACAAAGTGTACTCTCGTTTTATTTGGGTCGTCATTCATAATATATTGGGATTCGCAACTGAAAACAACGGCTTCGCTGCGCATGACATCAGTATTACTTGCGGATTGCGTCATTTCAATTGCATAACCCATTATACAATAGCTTAATATTTAATGAAAATATGGTTATACTACATATGTAGTAGTGTTATGTAAGTATAAATCTCCCCTACTTTTGTATATCCGTATTATATATGTCTGAAAAATGGAAAAATATCAGCAATACCGATAAATCCGTGATAAAAGCAGAAACTATCTTTACGAATAAACTCATTTGTAATGACCATAATTATATAAATGATATCTGTTTTAATAATATCGATATTTCTCTGGATGAGGATATTATAATAGCCAACGTAAAAACGGTTCATACACATAACACTATAAAAACTCTTCTCTTGAAATGTAATGTAATTGATTTGAGTGATACTGTAGACATAAGCTATATAGACATATCCAGTAGTATTTATACGAACGCATCTGGTGGATTTTATTATTTAAGAGGGGAGGATTTTTCTACTAGCGATTTACGCACCGCCGATTTATCCGCTAATAGGATTGGTCTTCGTACCGCAAATAAGAATCATATAGAGTTTGAAACAGATGTCTCATTTGATAACACTATTAAGACCAGCGATATTTCTCTCAATTATATTAGCTCGCTCTACGACTCTTCTATAATCCTACATTCAGATACAATTATTGACGAGACGCTGAATGTGGAAAAACTTGTTATTAGAGAGATAGTAAAAACATCCTATACAACTAATGATTATATAGATATATACGGAGACATATCTACAAATAATCGCATTGACGTGCTCGATATTTCCGTGTCTAATTCCGTAAAAGTCGGAAGAGACCTGTCATTGAGTAAGATAGATTCGATAGAGCCGAATAATTATGTGTCTTTTAATACCGACATTTCTATTAATGGAATTGTTGATGCTAGCGCAGTCACCGTTCGCGGTATTCACACATTAAACAGGAATATAGAGTTAACAAATGATTTATCTATAAACGGTGGCGCGAGTATACAAGATATTTCATTTGACGGAAACATTTCGCCAATAGACGGATGTCTCAATGTAGTAGGCGACATTTCATTCACAAAACACATTCAGGCGAAACAAATGACCTTCAAGTCCATAAACCATCATTCAAGCGAAACAAAAGACCACAATGATGGAAGTGGTATTGTTTTTCAAACAGATGTTTCTATAGTTGGCATAATATTTGCAAATAATAAGCCCAAAAAATATAGAGCGGTTGTGAAGAATACCTTTAATGACCTTGTAGCGGAACTTGGAACTCATTACGGAGAGGGGGCATTTGGTCTCCTGACACCAGCACCGAACCTACCAGTAGGCGATGGAGTATATGATGACGGTTCGCTGAACGAATTTAATCCGGACACAATCGGCAAAGATATTTCGTATGTTAATATAGATGATAATAACCCTCTAAATAAAACGTCGCTCTATATACAAATAACCAAAGGAAATGTCAGAAAAATAGCAACGATTAACGATGATATTTCATATCATGCGATTAGAATGACGCGAGGCGCCGACGTTAGCAATTGGTTAGAGGTGTACAATGATGTTTCGCACACATTTGGATATACTACAAGTGAAATTATAGGATTACGAAATGGCGTATTTAATGACGATAGTTATAATCGTGGTCATTTTTTCGATATTTCGGCATTTGACCCTGAGGGTTTCGACGTATCTTATATGTTTTACAGCAAATATGTAAATGCACCGTTGACTGACTTTGATGTTTCATTTGTAGGCGATGGAACGGACTATAGAATCCGAATTATGACTCCTAGCTCAGAAACATACATCCCAGACCTTAGTTTTAATATTGTAGCGCATGATTACACGAATTATATTATTAGGCAAGTTTCCCTGGTACACGATAAGCATTTAAAAGCAAAAGAACCTTCGTGGAATGAGATAAAATTAGCGACCTTTGATTTTTCACACCATAAAATGATGGATACTGACCTCCCGTGGAACGATTTAGGTCATAATAAAATAAGCACTGCTGATACTATGGCTAATAATACAGCATACTTTGATATATCCCTTAATAAATATTTCGGGGACAATAGTAATAATATTTTATATCATATAGACTTGTCGACTATTAATATTAATTCTGATTTAGATTTATCATATAATATAACGGTTACTGGAGATTTATTTGGTGCTGTTGAACTTTCTGGACATAGGATTTTAGTAAATACATCTATAGATAATGATAAGGAGCTAACTGACTACAACAACGATACATCTATCAATATTGTAGTTCACAATTATTATAATTTTAGTGACCTAGATAATCCTATTTTTGATTTTTCTAGCGCATCTGGAGGTAAATACGATGCCGCTCATTATGGTTATGCACCGGGGACATATTATAAATATAGTAGTGATATATCACGCAACATTGTATTGAACGCAAATAAAATACTTCATAATAAACCACCAGAGTTTACAGAGTTGTCATTTTATGGAATATCTTATGACGGAAACTGGGTTGAAGACTATTACAATGATAATAGTTTTGGTCGTGAATTTACAAAATTCAGCGAGTTCATCGCAAATAAAATAGATTCGTCAACCGATCCCTCTTTTATATATTATATCTGGGATACCTCTTCTATTACTAGTGATATTTCTCTACAATATCGTATTGATTTCAGCGCGAATGACCCTGAGGGGTTTTCCATAGATTCTTCCATGAATAACGATGCTAATAACGCAATTGATTTTTCTTTGCAAGAAAATTCGTTGATTATCACGACTACAGGGGCGAGAAATGGAGATGAGCCAGATTCCTCTTTATCCGTATTTTATGATGATTTTGGCAATTTTAAAGACGATTGTTGCTATAATAAATTACATTTAGTATTTCGTCCATTTTTATACAAGTTTAACGAGTTTAAATTTGAATGTTGTGGTGCAATTGGTCGTAGTGGTCCAGATTTACCACTGTGTAAAAATTATTATACTAATCGTGTGGATACAAAATCTCTGGATAAATGGTGGACTGATCCGTCTTATTTAACTATGGGTGATAATCCAGGTATTCAACATTGGACAGTTCCTGTAACGGGACAGTATGATATTACTATTGCGGGTGCGGGTGGAGGGCGTTCTTATGTATCAGATGACATTCAGCGAGAAGGCTATGGCGCTAAAATAGATTTTAGCGCTGTTTTACAAAAAGGAGACAAATATCAAATATTAATTGGACAAAAAGGACTTCTAGGACCGCCAGGAGATAGTACTTTGGATGCGGGTTATACAAACTATATGCCATATTCATCGAGTGGTGGTGGGGCGACGTTTTTTGTAAAAAACGCAACGTATTCAGAAGATGAATATTATAATGAGAATGGTGATAGTATTGGAGATATAAGTAAACATGTTATAGCTGTTGCTGGTGGCGGAAGCGGGGGCAGAACCTGGACAAGAGATGATAATAATAACGACTATGATGCAAGTAGGACAGTATCAAACGCTGCTATCGAGGAGAAGGCTCATCCAGGATTTTATACTGATGGGGAAACGCGCGCGCCAATAGATGTCACACAGATTGCTCAGGGTAGAGGAAATGCGAGCGTTACTGATGATGATCGTAAGTATGCTGGCGAAATTAATTATGGCGGTGGTGGAGGTGGTGGTGGTTTAATTAATCGTGGTGGTTTGGCAGGTGATGGTGGTGGCGAAAATAGTGGCTCCTCTCCAGCACAATCGTTTTTTAATGGTGGTAATGGCGGATTTAATACATATAATACTGGTGGAGGGGTTGGTACTGCGAAAGAGGGCGGGTTTGGTGGCGGCGGGGGCGGCGGAGTTGGTGGATCTGGTGGTGGCGGTGGATATGCTGGCGGTGGCGCCGATGTATTTGGTATAACATTCGCAGAAAATTCTAATCCAAATAACCCATCGTGGGCAGGAGGTGGTAGTAGTTTCATCAATAATTTGTATAAAACCAATTATGATATTTCTTGGAATATACCTTATGGCGAAAGTCCAGATGTAAATGGATATTTACATATTAAATTTAACCCTTACAATACTTTATAAGTAATTAAGTATATTATAAGTAATTAAGTATATTATAAGTAATTAAGTATAATTATAATATATATATGTCGTGGAAGGCTACTAACAATAGAAATAAAACGACAGCGACAGATGTAATAAGATGCGATGAATTAATCGCTGAGGTGATTATAGCCGAAAATGCCACTTTAAATAAGAAAATAACCGTTAACCGAAATATCACGCTTCGCGATTTGAGCATTACAGACATATCAATGACGACGATTATTGCTGTTCCTGATGTTTCGGTAAACCGAATCGGAGAGAACACAGTCGGCGGTATGATTGAGTTTATCAGTCCATTTTCGGCGCCCGCCGCAGAAATTACGAGCATTTTCGCAAACGACTCTTCGATCTCGCAGTTGAGCACCCACGATTTATCTGTAGATATTATTAAATCTACGGGCAATAATATTCACTTTCACAATGCGGATGTTTCTTTTAATGGTAGTGTAGAAGCACATGACGCCTGTTTTAACGAACTTTTTACATTAGACGCCCAAGAATTTCATTTTATAAGCGATATATCAACTAACGACGCAATATATGTTTCGGATATTTCCGTAGACATATTGCGCGGACCTATCAAAATAGAATTTGACGATATATCGCTCCACAATGTTCAACACGCGTCGGATATTTCGCTTGCGAATAATCTGGATATTAGCCTATTGGAAGTAATGAATATAGGTCTCCATAGTGCTTCTCACCTTACTATCTATTCTGACGTTTCTTTCCGAGATATTAGTGCTTTGGATTTGTCAGTGGACGTAATAACTATTGGTTCTATTGTAGGAGACGTATCTGTAAACGGCGATTTATTTATTAATGGAGGAATTAAAGCGGGTGGATTGAAGGGGCCAGGAGAGATTATTGTCGCCGAGGACGCATCGTTTGAGAAATTGCACGGAAATGACGTATCGGTGAATAATATATACGGCACCTATGTATCAAGCGATACATCATTAGTCATATACGGAGATATTTCAATTAATAATACGAATGAATTAAGAATTCCTACGGACCCCAAAGATATCAATCAATTAAAAAAAAAACCTTTGTCTGTAAAAAAAGAATTTGCGAATGACACGTTTGGAATGATTACCGTAGACGATGTATACAATAGTCTTATTTTTAGAAATAATATAGGTAATTTTTCCACAGTGGAAATGGACGATTTGAACGTGAAGAGTCTATCTATGTCGCTATTAACATTAACCGACGGTTCGTCCAATAACGGATATTTTTTTACGACCGATGTGTCGTCGCACACGTTGTCTGATGATTTGAGCGGGTTTTCGGGCGGATTCGTCATAGGGGACCACGGCTACCTAGTGCCAGATAGCAGCTCAGTAATGGTTCGGTTCGGTCTATCTAACGAAGATAATGTTGCCACAGACATTAGTCTGATTGATTTTGGCGATTTGAGTGGGTCCAGCGGCGGTTTCTCCAGCGGCAAATACGGCTACTTAGTGCCCGACGCGAGCACCACGCTCGTTCGCTACGATGCGAATAACGATGATATTAGCAAGATTAAATTGGCCGGCGATTTGAGCGGATTTCGTGGCGGATTCGCCAGCGATGGGTCGGGGTATTTGGTCCCTCATCTTGGTCATAAAGTTGTAAGTTTTCCATTAACAGGCAATAAATTTACGTCTGAATATGTACAAGATTTTAGTTTAACTGATAACTTTGCAAATACAGATTTATCGGGATTTTATGGTGGATTCAGTAATAATAATAATATTTTCCTAGCACCTAATTCGCATAGTAAACTTGTAAAAATTAAAGAGGATGAGTTTGTTAATAAGGAGTTAAGCGTTAATGTGCTGGACGTGCCCACGGTGGCGAACGATGGCGACCTCAAGGGCTTCGTCGGCGGCTTCGCGGCGGGCGCCTACGGCTACCTCGTGCCGTACGACAACGGCGGCATGTTCGGCAAGGTGGTCCGCTTCGACCTCGCCACCTTCACCAACGTGGCGGTGCTGGACGTGGCCAATACCGTGATTACGAACACGGGACAAACAGACTCCGACCTCAAGGGTTTCTTCGGCGGCTTCGCGGCGGGCGCCTACGGCTACCTCGTGCCGTACTACAACGGCGCCTACCACGGCAAGGTGGTGCGCTTCGACCTCGAAACCTTCGGCGTCACTAGGTTGGATGTGCTAGACGTGACCACGGCGGTGGGCGGCAGCACTTACCTCAAGGGCTTCCACGGCGGCTTCGCGGCGGGCGCCTACGGCTACCTCGTGCCGTTCACCAACGGCGCCTTCAACGGCAAGGTGGTGCGCTTCGACCTCGACACCTTCACCAACGTGGCGGTGCTGGACGTGGCCAATACCGTGATTACGAACACGGGACAAACAGACGGCGGCCTTAGGGGCTTCTGGGGCGGCTTCGCGGCGGGCGCCTACGGCTACCTCGTGCCGTTCAACAACGGCACCGGCAGGTTCGGCAAGGTGGTGCGCTTCGACCTCGAAACCTTCGGCGTGGTGACGGTGCTGGACGTGCCCACGGTGGCGAACGATGGCGACCTCAAGGGTTTCTTCGGCGGCTTCGCGGCGGGCGCCTACGGCTACCTCGTGCCGTACCACAACGGCGCCCACTTCGGCAAGGTGGTGCGCTTCGACCTCGCCACCTTCACCGTGGTGACGGTGCTGGACGTGCCCACGGTGGCGGGCGACGGCGACCTCAAGGGCTTCCACGGCGGCTTCGCGGCGGGCGACCACGGCTACCTCGTGCCGTACTCCAACGGCGCCTACCACGGCAAGGTGGTGCGCTTCGACCTCGCCACCTTCACCAACGTGGCGGTGCTGGACGTGGCCGATACCGTGATGACGAACACGGGACAAACAGACGGCGACCTCAAGGGCTTCTGGGGCGGCTTTACGGCGGGCGACCACGGCTACCTCGTGCCGTACCACAACGGCGCCCGCTTCGGCAAGGTGGTGCGCTTTTCTACTACTCTGGATTTCAGTTCAATTGATTTATCAGTTACAAACTCCGATCCAGAATTAATCGGTTTTAAGGGGGGATTTGCGCACGATAATTCGGGATATTTGGTTCCGAGTAAAAACGGAAAGGTAGTCCAATTTAGCACCTCGGATTTTAGTGCCAATAATGTCACTGTAATAGATTTTCCTTATTTAACCGGCGATGCGTCCTTAGTAGAGTTCAGTGGCGGATTTAAGGATGGGACTCACGGCTATCTAATTCCCGAAACATTCAACAAGGTGGCTCGGTTTGACTTGTCCACCGCTAGAATCATTGAGTCGCTAGATATAAGTGTCAATGGAAAAGATGTTAGTGGGTTTTCTGGCGGATTCATTTCGGGTGACTATGGCTATTTGATTCCGAATAAATCCAATGAATTAGTTCGTTTTTCCACTAATCAAGATAATACTATTATAAATAGCGACGACAAATTTAGATTAGATACCTTTAAATCAAACGATACGATTACGATAGATAAAAATAGAGCCTATAATCTAAGATTTGATTTTAGCTATTTGATGGCGTTGGACTCAGATGATATTCCATATGAAGATGTGAGTATGATCTTAGAAATAAAGCCGTATTCAGATATTAGTTATTTTTACAATTATGATAATTCTGGAAGCGCTGGTCCCAGAGCAAGCGAGGACATTAGTAACGTAGTTCGTATAACAGATTTATCGTATTCCGAACCGTTTAATTTCACATTCGCAAGAAAGAGTGATTCAGATATTTCTATGTTAATTACGTTAAGGGATAACTGTAATAACGATACTATCGGTAATGCGCTTTCAAAATTAATAAATTTTGGTGTCGTTGAGAGTAATGCTGCGGAGGACGGTAACTTTGACGCAACCTACGATTTGGCTTTGCGTGATAGGAATGATTTGAGTTTTATTAATAATGATATTGATAATACTGCTAATATCACGGTTATTCAAAGAAGAAACCTTTATAATTATTTTCTTAGCAACGGAATTAAGTTATTTGATAAGGTATTGATAGAACAATGGTTATCGTTACCGCCGCCGCCACCGCCGCCACCCGGTTTGTATGACTTTGATGAACACACGTTCACAAATGCGAATGTGGTGGGGGCCACTGGTCCTACACTCACCCAAATGAGGAACGAGTATTCACCTACATGGACGGATAATGATGAATTTTTTTATAGTACGGGTGATGGAATACAGATATGGACTGTTCCTGCTGATGGGACATATAAAATAGAAGTTTTTGGTGGTAGTGGGGGCAACCCGGGGAATTACTGGGGGGAACCAGGTAAGGGTGCTAAAGTTGAAGGTAAAATAATATTAACACGGGGTTCTAAACTTTATATTTCTATTGGTCATGAAGGATATCAATCTGGGTCCTTTACTGCTTTTGGTGGAGGCGGTAAGGGAGACAAGTTGAACTCGCTATCTTCGCAAGCGATGGGCGACGGAGTTACAGGAGGGGGTATGTCATTTGTTGCTAGAACTGCTAGTGCTTTTGATGACGAAGATAACAATGCTGATATATTGTTTGTAGCTGGAGGTGGTGGAGGTCCTGCTGGGACCAACAACGTCATCTACGATTACTTCGCGGCTGACGGTGGTGATGGTGGCTATCTCACTGGCGGTGATGGAAGCGACTCATGGAACTCAGACAGACCTGGAGGAAAGGGAGGAACCCAAAACAAGGGGGGTGATGGTGGTGAAAGTTCTACATACCCTAACCATACCCCTGGCGCTCATGGGGAGTGGGCTACTGGCGGTAATTCTTCTAACACCACGAACAACAGTATTCAGGGAGGAGGAGGAGGAGGCGGTTATTATGGTGGTGGTGGTGGTGGTGATTTGGGAGGTGGTGGTGGTGGTGGGTCTTCGTTTATAAGTAGTTCATTAACAATAACAGACCCAACTGGAGGTACCCGCACAGACCTTGGACATGGAAAAGTTTACATCAAATTATTATAATTTTACCAATAAGTTTTCTTACTTTTACAGTAAGCTACTAGGGAAACAATTGATTCGCAACACTAATTTTTACAAATTAGTATAATATACATATTTAGTGTATTTATATTATATAATGTCTTGGCAGAGTCTAAGTGCTACAAATGACACTCATAGAAATAGTAAGTTGTCCGCGAAAAAGGTCATTGTAAAAAACATCGTTGTTAGTCAGGAGACCACGATGGGAAGCATGGATGTATCCAATCTCGAATATACGAGGGACGATTACAGCGGCAACATTCTTACGATTGAAGAAACGTTGAGAGGCCCCGATATTTCCCTCAATCGGATTAAGGTTTTGAATCAGAGCGATACGTCGGGGGTGGTGAAGTTCGTGAAGCCCTTTGTTGCTCCTGCCGCAGGGTTGGAAGGGTTACGAGCATACGATGGTTCGTTCACCACCACAAAAGTTTTACACGATTTTCAGGTGGGTAGTGTAACTAAAAGGACCGGCGACCCAATAGAAATCCTAAATGACGCTTCTTTTAGTAATCATATAAGCGCACCAGATGTGTGCGCGAATGTCATTGGCTCGCGCAATGGACCCCCTATTTATCTCAGCGGCGACGTTTCTATAAACGAGGGGTTACAATGTTCGGATATTTCGGTTTCCCACATCCACCCATTAGGCGCCGCAACGAAACTCCTTGTTAACGCTGATATCAGCGCCAGTGGCGCAATATATGCGTCGGATTTAAGCGGCTTCACATTTCGCGCGGTAGACGTTTCGGTGAATGATGTGTATGGAGCAAATGGCCACATTGACGTAGTCGCGGATATTTCGGTGAACGGCGATATGCTGGTCACCGAAATCAGTATGAATACGCTGGGTGGACACAATAATCGCATCACGATTCACGATGATTTGTCAGTAAATGGCGATTTAATAGTAGGCGAAGATTTGTCGCTCAGCAATTTATTCACCACCAGTGATTATATTCAATTTCACCACGTGACAGATATATCAATCGTCATTAAGAAGGTTGATATAAGCGTTGGAGAGATTTACCCGAAAGAACTTGGTAATGTTAGGTATGTAAACAAAGTTGGTATGCAAAAGGAGACATTGATAATAAACGGGGACGTTTCGTTTAGTGGAAGGGTAGAGGCCGATTGGGTTGAGTCCGAGTTTAATGTATTGGCTCGGGTAGACACATTAGCTACATTGATTTCCAATACCGCCAAATATCCTATAGGCACCTTATTACAAGTTAAAGGGGAGAATACGAATCAAATTGATATATTTATTAAAACGAACAAAGAATCTTGGTACAGGCTAAAATCAACGAATGCGTCGCCACTGTTTACAAATTTTACATTGTCGTATGAGGGTTTCAAATTATTGGCTGGGGACTTCAGTGGTGATATTACCAATACCAATACCGATGAAGCTAACTATTTCTACTATCCTCGTCAATCGGATGTTCCCGACGTGTCCGTTGGTTTACAAAATTATGAAGAGCGTGGCGGTTTTGGCGACTATGATGAAGTTGTATTTTATGTCAAAAAAATAAAAGAGGAAGTGAATAGTGTATATTTGTTTGATATTAGCGCATCGGACCAAGAATCCGACGATATTTTGCTTTCATTGATAGGTGATAAAACAATCAGTGATTTTAGTTACCTTAATGGCGCTGGTTGGGGTCTTAGTTTACCTGATAATTCAGAAGATGAAACCGATATTAGCCGTATTCATATAAAAGTTCCGATTAATAACGGATTTGATCTATCGTTCATTTTGAGAGCCGATGATAAAATTTCCACATTTAATGATAAAATAATCACTATCAAAAAAATTAATGAGGTCCCTGTATGGAAACATATGGTATTAGAAGCATCCAATTATCAATATATTCATGATGAGGGGTACGACATTGATAGTGATGCGAGTTTTAATACAGAGGAATGGTATTCACTTTACGACCCTACATATCTACAATATGGACCATACACTGGAAATCCTCTTATATTACCGATTGATTATTCAAAAAATATTCCCAGTATTATTAATAGTAATATAACTGATGATGTTTCGCACACATTTAATGTGCGCTATTATAATCCGGCTAAGTTCAATGGCGATACGTCGTATTATATCTTAGATTTGTCGTCGTTAGATCCCGAGGGTTTTGACGTATGTTATGAAATACAGACCGCAAATAACGTTTATCAAACGCACGATTGGTCGTGGAATTTGGATGGTAGTAAGGTGTATATTAAAGTCCCTGGAGAAGATAAGAGTAATTCAGAAGATTTAGATTTTTCATTTGAAATTATATCACATGATAATAATGTTGAGGATGTTAGTGGATTTGTCCCGACCGATTATTATTCGTTTAACGGAGAAGATGTTTCAAAGCGAATTGTGAATTTTCATAAAGAAATACCATTAATTGAATTATTAAATGTAACTGTAGTACCAACTACTGACGCGGAAATAAATAATCTCACAAACTATTATAATAATAATACAAATATAACTAATAATTTTATTAATAAGATATATTCAACAACATTGAATTCATTAACTATTTATTTAAATAATCCACAAATAACATCAAATTTTGATATATCTTATACAATTAAATATAATTTTAATAAAACATTAGGTTATGATTTGGAATATACTGATGTCATTACTAACCAAAGTAACGTAACAAATATAATAGATTATACAACATCAGGAAGTGATAGTGATGTAACATTATATTTTTCGGTATATGGTAATAATACATACGATAATAATGTAAATGAAAATTTTCAATTAGGTATTAATATTAATAGTATATCAAGAACGTTAAATATAAAATTACAACATTATATATATATTGAAAGTGCTAAATTAAAATATAATAATGACTATGTTACATCAGAAAATCAAGATATTGTTCTTGGAGATAATAATACTAAAATCGATTTGGATAATATACTTATCAATTGGAATACTAATACTAGTTTAATTTATACCGGCGAAGTAGTATTTAAAGATTTTATCCCCGATATTATAATACCAATTCAAAATTTAACTTCATCTCAGTCTGATAATACAATTACAGCATCTGAAAATATAAATAATTTTTTAGCTAATCATACCTACAATGGACAAATAATTACTTCCTTCCCAAAACATGAAATTACTATTCCATTTTTTAATACTAATAAAATAGGTGATGTAGACAATAATAGTCCAACTGATTACCAACCAACTAATATTACATCAGGGAATTTTTTAAGCGTTATACCTCCGCATAATAATCCTAAATATTTGAGTCAAATTTTCACAACAACAAGTCATAATACATTAGGCAGTTTGGAAAACTGGACTTCGCAGAATAGTATAGGTGGAAACCTTGCCGCCGAATGGAGAGGTTATAAGGTTGCCCCTGGTGCATCTGCTCAAATATATATAAGAGATATAGTTGGTAGCAATGGCGCTAATAATGTATGGATATGGCATACTAAAAAGTCGCAAGACGGAGGAGCAGGAGGATATGGTCATCATGACCCGGGCGGCACTTTTTCGAAAGATCGAGTTGCTTCTGGTGGTGGTGGTGCCGGCGGCGTGCGCGGTGCTATACAATCATCGTGGAATGGACAAAGAAAATCACGTGTTAACAAGATTGAATTTACAACAGCCGACGCTATAAAAATATATTATGAAGATAATACTCCAACTGAGACTGTGTTACCTGAGTATTCGGGCGCCGCTGGGAATGGGGGGGATGGGAGTCGCGATAATGGCGGCAACGGAGGTGTCTCCTCTTGGTCGGGCGGTGGCGGCGCCTCAGGGACAGCGTATGCAGAGAACAGTCTGGAGAGCAGCGATCAACAACCGGGTGGTGGTGGTGGTGGTGGTCAAGCCGCGACTAACACCACTGTCAATGGACCAAATAATGAGGAGTTGTCAATTTCCCTAGGTAAGGGAGGGAATGGTGGTACAGGCGCGTGGGGTACGCATATCCACGGCAACTCTCACGGTCGCGGCGCGAGCGGCGCCTACGGCCATCAATATGGGGCTTGGGGGACTTATAACAGATATGTTATTATAGAACGTATTATTCATAACACCACCAGTTATTAGTAATAAAAATTTGTTTATATTAAATATGATTTAGATATGTATATAATATATAGTATGGAATATATAATGTATGATGGAAATATAGACTTTAACCAAGAGTTACATAGTTATGTAAAAGAAGTATTAAAATTTAATGAATGTAAAAATACAAAAATGTTTTATACTATATCAGACGAGGATGTTAAAAATGTAAATAATTATGAATGTTTATCAACACAGACTAATATAAATGGAACCCCCAAAAATATTTATTACTTTAATAACGAAGTTATAAAAGTTGATTTATATTCTTATGACTTTCATCATGAATGTGAGAGAACTAAACAGGCCAGTGATTTAGGCTTAGGAGCACCGTTTATTAAATATGTAATACATACAAATAAAACTGGCGATAAATGTATATTTTTGTATACTAAATATGTAAATGAATGTAATATTGAGGAGTTATATACTATAGTTAAAACAAATAATAATATTAACACACAATCCTCATTCTATAATTTAGATATTGTAAAAAAAAATCATACTGAACCTATTCTATTTAAATTATCCGATAAATTATACGAGTTAATAAATAGTATTTATTTAAGTAATTTGAAAATACATTTTGATTTAAATTGTAGAAATATTAGGAAATTAAATGGAAAATTAATAGCAATAGATTGGTCACCCTGTTATAGAGTTTTTAATATGTTATTAAACGCTATTTATTATAATGAGTTTGAAAATAATGAATTAAAAAAACAAATGATTTTCAAAATGATAAAAATAATATATTTTATGATTAATTAATAAAAATTGATTATTTAAAACCTATTTATTATGTGTTAAATAATGGATAAGCTTGCGAAGCAGAATCCGCACGAGCGTGACGACCACATTAGTTTTGATGAGGGTCCGCACATTTATACCATTGACGGAGAGAGCGACTTCATGTCCGTCACTACGTGGAATCACAGCCATTTTGCCGAGTTTAATGCGGATGCCATCATTACGAATATGATGAACGGCAAGAATTGGTCGCAGAGCAAGTATTACGGGATGTCTCGCGAGGAAATCAAGGCGCAGTGGGAGACGAACCGTGACGAGGCGGCGCAGGCGGGGACGAAGATGCACTACGATATTGAGTGCTACTATAATGGGATGGACGTGAGCAACGATTCCACGGAATACGCTTATTTCCAGCGGTTTCTAGACGACCACACCGATCTTGTTCCGTATCGCACCGAATGGATGGTCTGGGATAAAGAGTTGCGTTTTGCCGGAAGCATTGATATGGTGTATGAGAAACCCGACGGAACGCTCATGATTTACGACTGGAAACGCTCCAAAGGCATCAATAAAACGTCGTCGTTTATGAAATTTTCTCACACGCACTGTATTGAGCACATCCCCGATACGAATTTTTGGCACTACGCGCTCCAACTTAATACGTATAAAGCACTAATAGAAAAAAACTACGGAAAGACGGTTACAACGATGATGTTGGTGTGTCTGTATCCAGAGAATAAGAGCTACCAGCTGTTAAAGGTGCCCGACCTCTCGGAAGAGGTGGGTGACCTCTTTAATCTGCGACGCTACGCGCTTGACGTAAAGTGTAATAACAATCTATAGAACATATATAAATATCAATTCTTATAAAAATATTATATTTTTTATAGTATTTTTATAGTATTTTTATGAACATTTACCAGGGGAAGGAGCCCATCGAAACGTCACCGCCTACGACGGGACCCGAATAAAAGTCCTGTTTGATTGTGTGAGGGAGCACGCCGGCGGTCATTGGAAACTCAACGGGCGCGGTGTTTACGATGCGAACCACGTTGCCGGCCTCGGGCGTCTCTAGAATACAGAAGAATGGTCGGTCAAATCCGTCTTCCGTGTAGAGCTCAACGACCTGCTTGTTGTTGTTCGGTCCCTGGAGGAGCTCAATGCGCGCGTTGAGCGGCCGCCCGTCGCTTCTCAGGAACACTTGAACCGAGTCCACAAATGGGTCGAATGGGTAAGTGCGAAGTGCGCCGCCCTGAATGGTGGAAGAAGCGGCGATACACTCGGGCGACGGACTCTCGATGTCGTTCGCATAAACATACGCCGCGAAGGGAAACTCCAGCTGCCCGATATTGCGGACGGCGATAGTGTTGGGCCCACGCGGTGTTTCAATGACGGCACTGAAGGGGCGAAGCTGACCGTTCTCCACATAGACGCGCATCTTACACGGCGTATTGTCGGGACCGTTCCAGAGCTCAATGTCCGCGTCGAGCGGGCGACCTTCAGTAGATAGAACAATCTGGACATTCTCTACGAGCGGGGACCGGTATGACCAGGTGCGGAGGGAGCCACCTTGGACGAGGATTGGGGAGTTGTCGGCGAGCGAACGCGTTTTCTTCGCGTTGGATTCCAGGGTCCGCTTATCGGGGGGCGGCGCATAATTGGGCGTGTAAAGTTCATCGGTGCTCTTTAGCGACGTGCTGTGTCCACTGCCGGAGGTTCCTTGAAAGGCGCTGACGCTCTGGATTCCTAGAATGGCGGTTAGAAGCATCTTAATAGCACTGGTCTTCATAATATATACACCTATCAGGTAGTGTTTAAATCGGTTTGATTGATGTTTATAAGAAAAGAATCTAATTTCTGCAATAAAAATATGTAGACATGTATTTTATAGTTTATTTTTGTAGTTTTTTGTTTATTTTTGTAGTATATTTTTTATAGGTCCTCCCACGATTCTGGGATAACTTCGCTATTCACTGGTTCGGGTGTCTGAATGTTAGTGGTGGGTAGCGGGGATAGTGCACCCAGATAATCGGCGCTTTGACGAATTAGCTTGGGTGGCGACGGGGGCTCACCAAGACTACCCCAGTCGGGAGGTGGGGCAATAGTTAGTGCCATTTTTTTCTCCGCGGCCTCTATTTGGAATACGCTCTTGCGGGTTTTCTTGACTTTATCAGTTACTTTCACATATTCATCGTATGTTTTTTGTAGTTTTTTCCCTTGTTTATTGCCGACGAAGTTCTTGTTTCCCGAGGTCGTGCACTGCGAGATGGTCTTGTGTAGCGTGCTCGCGTCGTCAAAATCCACGACGCACCCAGAGGTAATGAGCTTGGTAATGTCGGTTTTGAGTTTTGCCTGCCCTTCCTCCAGTTTTGCGAGGATGGTTTTTTGGTGAAGGTCGCCGCGCGCCTTTGGGACGGTGGTGTTTTGAACGACGACCATTACCGGAGGAACACGCGTGAGGAGGACGGACCGCCACTGCTTCTGGATTCCGCCGCGCGTCGTCTGGCGAATCTCCTTGGTGTAGTAGTAAAAGTTCTTCTTGGTGAAGAACCAAACGAAGAAGCACACGGCGATGTGGATGTGTTGAGTCACATATTCGTATGCGACGGCGTTGAAATGCTTCTTGGCAAATATGTTGACGAATGAGTATAGACACTCCAGTTCCTCGGCGTTTTTCGGCATCGCATCGGAGGACCGCATGCTGTATATCCAGATGGTTCGCGCGTCGTCGCCCATCTTCACCGCGCTCGGATTAACGCACTGGAGCTCCTTCAGCATATCCGAACTCGCGTGAAGGTCGTTGAGCAGCGACATCATAATCGCAGGGACGTGCAGCACGGCGTCGCTCTTCACGGTATTACAGAACACGTTGGCGAGGTGATCGCGGTTGCCGGTCTTGGCGTCCCACGAGGACGACAGCTTGCGGTATGTCTGCGGCATCGTGCCGATTGATGGCGAGTACACGTATGGGGACTTCCTGCTGGCCATGGTTGTTTGTTGAATCTTGCTTGTTGCTTGTAGATAAATCACTTGTGTTTTTGTGCTGATATAAGGTAAAGTAAAAAAGCATTTCAATTTTTTTAACAATGATAAAGTATTACGCGGATTTGTCGCACTTTGTGCATTTACCTAGGCGTTTATGATGTTCACAGAATTTATCGGGGTAACAATCCCAGCAGTTATATTTCTGTCGATTGTGCTCGCAATACAAGTGAGGTGAGCATAGCCTACAGTTGTGTATGTGTTTATTATGCTGGCAAAATGAGGACCCATTTCCGCATTCTTCCTCTCTACACGTGTTCTTTCGCCTACCGTGTTTACATATAAATACTCCACCGCACCCTTCACGACACATTGCGCGCTGTTTAAAATGACAGCATGTAAGATTTGTTCCGCTCCAGGTATCAAACCGTTTTTTCTTAGGATTCCAATATAGTGTGTCCTTATTACGATCGTTTGTGTTGCTAGGAAGATACGGGATTTTTCTAATTATTTTAATACAGGTTAAATCATTAGATTGGTGCATATTATTTTCAGTAGTAGACATATTATAGTTGTATTATGACCTATATTAAGGGCCAATATATGTTTCAATTTTCTATATATTCACAGTTTTCTACTCTCTCTTACCAGTGTAAAAATACCAAAGGTCGCAATAGATATATTTGCTACTAATATTATTTTTGGAATAGTTAGCCATTTATCAACGTAAGTCGTTTTATTATCTAACGCAGACTTGTAGCGAGTTAAATCTTTAATTAAAAAAAAGCAAATACACGTCGCAATAATAAGAATTAATAGACTTAGCGCGATAAAGGCGACATTGTAAACATCATTCTTTTGCTTCCTGTAGAAACGACTGTAACCTAATAGACCGAGTGATACCAGCATATATTGTCCAATAGTTCTCAACGTTGACTGATAGTATGTCATAATATCATGCTCGTTTTGCATTATATTATAAAGATAGAATAATTATAAAGAGATATCAATACTATTATACAAATGGAAACGGATATTGCTGAAAATAGTATGACGATAAATGAAGCGCAGGTAAATGAACCGCAGGTAAATGAACCGCAGGTAAATGAACCATCGGTAAATGAACCGCTGGTAAATGAACCGCTGGTAAATGAACCACAGGTAAATGAACCGCAGGTAAATGAACCATCGGTAAATGAACCGCAGGTAAATGAACCATCGGTAAATGAACCGCAGGTAAATGAACCATCGGTAAACGGGGTTAATGTGGAGAATCTTAAAGAGAAGTTTAATGATTTATCTAAATATCCTAGTTTTCAACATTTAAAATTGCTTGAAAAAACTGATGTAATTGATAAAGTAAACGCGATGTTAGAGCGAGGAAAGAGTTCTAAATGGCTAATTGATATAAACGAGCTAACGATCGGAACAAAAATAGGCGAGGGCAGTAACTCATATGTTAACACGTGTA